CAGCTGCCATCGAAAGCTTCACGTAATTCATCCTCTGGTATCTCGTTATTTAGATGTAATGGTTTATTTGCTTTAACTGTCATCAATCTCAAGGCAGTCCGTTGAACTGATTCCTCTAATGCAATGTATGCAACAGTGAAATTTTGATCGATGAGTGATTGGGCTACTTCTCCAGTAGCTGTACTCTTACCACTACCTGTACCACTTGTTAGAGTCACGAGCTCCCCAAGACGTAACCCTCCCGTTACTCCATTCAGTGTTGGGAATGGCCAGTCAGCATCCTTTCCATGAAGAGGCTTTGAGACAAGATCAAATAAAGTTCTTCCATCAATGATTGCCTTAGGGCTGTAGGTTCTTTTATTCCAAACAGCCTGACGAATTGCCTCAGGATCTTTTGCTTGGAGTGCTTCACTTGCATCTTTATATTCAGCGAGTGTTGCAACAAAAACTTGATCAGGAGGGAACAAAGAGGCACACTCTTGGGCGGCCTCTTGTCCAGGTGAATCATTGTCAAAAAGAAGAATGATCTCATCAAATTTCAACAGGTGTGGCAGCTGAGCGGATAGTTGAGATTTGGCACCTTTGCAACCTGTGGTTACAGACATGACCGGCCAGTTTGGACGTGCTTGCCAAACTGATAGACAGTCATATTCACCTTCGGTTATGACAACAGTTTTGCCACCACCGAAAAGATTTTGACCAAATAACCTTTTATCCGGATTCTTACCAACCTGCTTAAACTCTTTCTTCTCATTCCTTTCCTTATATGCGATGACCTTACCGGATGCATCACATAGCGGGAAGCGTACAACTCCGCAAGTAGTATCGACCCTGACATTGAATTTCTTAGTAGAAGGTTCAGTTAGGTTTCGAGAGGGGATTGCGCTTATTTCACCTTCAATTTGTACATGAACTCCTGTTTGTTCTGTTGGTACCTCAGTACCTCCCGGTTCTCGGTAGCCGCAAGAAAAACAATAACCATGAAGATCGCTGTACCTAGCAAACGCATCGCTAGAAGGGCAACTAGGACACGCTTCATGCCTGAGAAATTCAGAGTCTTGGTGATCCATGAGCCCTTAATTCCTCGAAGATTTCGGAGTATTCTTTTAAGCATTCATTTATTAATTGAGGCGGGTATCCCTCAAATTCCAGTCCTCTTACAAAGGCATCGGTTGCCATGAAGAGATTCTGTTTGGCTAGTCCATCCATGAATCAGGAATATTGGGGTGGATACACCAAGGGAAACCATGCTTAGTAGCCCAGTCCCCGTAGGTGGTTTTGCTGTGTTTGGATAAGGTGTTATTGCGTTGAAATATGAAACGAATATCTAAGTCTGGATATTGCTTTTTAATGGCCAACATCTTCCTCCTATCAGAAGGCTTAAAGAATCCCTTCGCTTCGATGATGATGTCCCCTACGAAAAAGTCAGGGGTGTATTTGGACTCGAGCGTGTAGGTAAAACTTTTAACTTCATATAGGTAAGGAATGTTTTTCTTATCAAATGACTTGGCTATCCGCTCCTCTAATGCTGAGCGAAAAACCATAACTAGAAGTCATAGTTCTCAACTGAACAGGGTGTCCCCGCTGCCTCATCACTAACAGTTGGTGATGATGCTTTATATCCTTTTCTTGTGCCAAAAATGGCATTGACATCATCAACGCTGAGATCTCCAGAATCAGATGCCCCACTACCCGTCACTAATTTTGTGACCTGAACACCAACAACTTTTAAGGATGTTCCTTTGGCTGGTTTTGTATAGGGGGTTTGATTAACAATGAGAATTGCTTCAGTCCCACGTCTTAAATTTTGGAGATCAGATTCTGATAAGGGTTGCCCTTCTGTATCAACAAAAACCGGAATTGGTTTTTTATCTGTGTCACTATAACTGTATTTACATAAGCCCTCTTCATCGAAAGGCTCAGGATTTAAAGCAACTCGTTTCGGGTTATCTATTTTACTATCAACCCACTTAAGAAGTTCCTCTCGATCTTTCTTAACTTGATCAATAATGTCATCAGGAATTTTATAAGAGAAGGTTCGATTCTCATATTTTCCTGAGTCTTGATATACGTTGATATATCCCTCAAGTGTTGTAGGGAAAACGTATTGATTTGGCTTAGCCATTTATTCTTAGGTTCTTTGGATTTGGATAAGTGATGGGTAAATTTTCAAGCTTTGATTTGAGCTCTTTAATTTGCTTATAAATCAAAGACTTGGTGGCTTTGGATGTAGCTTTCATATTCAATTTCTTTCGTCTTCTCTTCCTCTTCTGTTACCCCATGAGCGAGGTAATAAGAGAACTCTTCAGCGCTCAATTTGTCACGCTGAGCTTGTGTTAATTCGGTCACTGGTACCTCCTACTGGTTGAGCTGGCTAAGTGGTATTGATAAGAACCCAATAAAAAAGCGCCTTCTCGGCGCTTGATGATCTATTGAGTTGTCTAAGTGTTGCTACCCGTCACAGGAACCTAAACCCGGTGACGCATCTAAAAGATGAGTGATAGCAGTCGGTCTCGGTGGTGATTTTCATCAAATCATAACAGGTTAAAGATTAATCTGATGATTTGCCCCCTGTTTTTAGGGTAAAAGGTTTCACTGGTATCGGTAAAAAGTACGGTACCAGTGACTACTTTACAGGGCTGCAATACAAGACTGTTTACTTTGATCAGAAACCTTTGCATAGTCTAAAGTTGTCTCAATTCTTTTATGTCCAGCAATGTCCATTACCACCCTTGGATGTTGAACGGCACAAGCCCAAGTACAAAAAGAATGTCTGAAAGAATGCCATACATAATCTTCAGTAAAGCCTGCATATCTTCTGACCTTTTTAAATTGCCTGTATAGCTGATCTTTGTTAAGCCAATCATCACCAAATACACGCTGGTTAGTCATCCTTCTTTCTAATATTGGTCTAATTAATTTATGAATTGGGACTTGTCTACCTTCTCCATTTTTGTTTTTTCTACCTTTTTTGTAACCTACACCAATAGAGTTATATTCCCAGTGAATATCGTTTGGCTTAAGTAATAACAATTCAGCCTGCCTTAGTCCTGTATAAGCAGCAAAAATGATTGCATCAGATAGGTTTTGATTATCAAAAATATCATCAGCAATAAATGCTAACTTTTGGACTTGCTCTTTTGTAAACCATTCTTGTCGGCTGCCTTCATCTTCCTTCAACCTGTCAAATTGTGGCCTTCTATATTTATGCAACTCTTGCTGATAAGTAAAGTCAATTGCACAACTAGCAAAGCTCACAATCCTATTAACATTCGTATTTGAACATTCAATAGCATCTTTTAGATCGCTCTGAAGCTCAGTCCACCACGTAGGCTTAGTCAGCTTCTTTAGTGGGATTGAACAGCCAGCATGAGTCAGGATTTGGCGGACTCTGCACTCTCCAGATTTCGCAAAAGATTTCTGACTTAACCACCTATGTTTATTCGTATATCTAAAGGCATCATCAAGAGTCCTCATTTGAAATGATGGGTCTCTAGAATCTGCACTTGCAGCTTTGTAAATTTTATTGAGCTGTTCTTTGGTGATGATTTGTGAGTTCATCACAGAGGAGCAAATCTTGGGCATGGCGGTGGTGTTGGTAAGTGTTGAATGTCGGAAGGGATTAGCCCTCTAAAGTTTTTTCTAATAGGTGGGCAATCTGTTCTCCCTTGCGACTGAGAAACAATCGATAACGTTTTGGATCAATAGGATCAACTTCACGATAAATCCATTTCAAGCCTTCTCGATCTTTAAGTCTGTGTTTTGGGCCAAGCCAATTCACATTTCTAGAGACCGATGAACTGCTCATACTTGTCCCCTGCATTAATTCCTCTTGTCTGCATCCGTTATGGGTGCATATATAGAGGAAAGTAACTACAAGCTGACCGGGGAATTCCCGTTCATATCCTCTTAGTACCTCGAATGCCAAATACATTCGATGAAGAGAAGGGCGTTCGAGTTGTCCTTTGTTAAGAGCCAAGAGGTTCCTCGATTCGTAATTTAATTGAAGTAACGGAGAAGTAAGGGTCACTTCAGTCTCAGTTGCACTAATGCAGTTTAAGCCTATTCGTCCACAATAGCAATTAAGTTATATTAAGTGTGTATCCTTTAATTCAAAAATCAATACAAGAACTTCTTATTGAAATCCACGTCCCACGCATAACAATCTTCTAAAAAATCAGCAACAGTGGCCAAAGCTTTAGCTTGATC